GTGATGAAGTCTCCTCCAAGAAACAGAAACACACTGTCGACCCTAGACGATTCTCGGATATGACGAATCATCTTTACCGTTGAGCGGACGCAGGTGTTCACCCGCTTCTCGCATATCTCTAAGTCAAACTCATTCTTCCCTAGAGTCTTTCTCTGGTCTACATACTCTTCGACATGCCAGTCAGACCAAATGAAAATCGGTACCGCGGAGTTTGCTTTGGAGTTGCTGACAGATAAAGGCTTGTGAGCCTTCGCGTTGTCCTTGAGAAGGTAGCTCAAGTCCAGAGACTTGTTCAAGCGGTCAAGCTCCTGCTCCTGAGATTCAATCACTTTGCGGAGAGACTGAACCTCGGCCCGCCTTACCCTTTCCCGCCGCTCTTCCCTTTCGTCCGAGTGCTCTTGTTGCTGAGCTTGTTCTTTGTCGACGGCACGTTTAAGGAGCTTGGTTGTTCTGTGAGCCATGAGCTAAATGAACCTCTCGCAATCTTGAATCCCAATTCTTCGGACAAAACGCTTCTCAGTGATTCCAGAGTTGGCCTCTGGCTTGGCTCTAGCTTGTGATAGGCAACTCGCACCATCTCAAACTCTTTCGTCTGGTTGACCGTTAGCTTGTTAAGCCAGCCTCTTCCCTCCGAAGCTTTTTTTGCCCTCGCCATAACACTCTCACACTTCATCTGTAGCTCCCTTGCGAATGGAAATAACAAACAGCAGGAGAATTATCCCTCGGGCTCTGCTTTGGTCAATGGGCCGTCTGTCCTTTTTGGGCAGAATTGACAGATTCTTTCTTGCTGGTACTTGTCGTACCTTGAGAGGGTGCAGAAGTCTTTGTGCTCTGGATGCAGGCAGCGAAAGACTCCGACGTAATACCCGGCCCCTCCGCAGTTACAGCTCTCCTTCTTCCCGATTCCCGGGGCACGGTACACGCACTGCAAGTCAGCTTCTACACTCATAACCTATCGAACCTCGCTTGCCAGCTGTCCATCCAGAACGATTCGCGGGGAGTCTGTCTCGCGGACCAAAGCGCGAGTATTTCGTAGGCCCATCCAGCAGTCGAGCCAGAGCTTACGTTCGCCCCCGATATTTCGTTTCTGGCAGATATCCTAGAGGGGCAGAATGACTGGATGAAAGCTTGAGCATCAGTAGCCGCTCCGGTTTGCCTCCAGCCGGGCTTGGCGATTAGGTGTTGCTGGGTGAAGTAAACATTATCATTCATCAAGAATTTAACTGTGAGCCAGCACTTCCGGTTGTCTTCGGGGTAGTCGTCGAACTGAACCTCCAGCTTCAGGCTAAAGTTTTCCTGATACGGAATCTCCACCTGCCTGTAGCCATCCGCTTCGTATCCAAAGCCCTGCCCAGATGGTCCGACATAGTACCCCATCGTCAGCTTTTGGGTTTGAGGCAGATACTCCTTCAGGCTGTACAGTGCCTGATTGCTTCTGGTGTCCAGCGGTACAATCGCATCTGACCTAACCTGAAAGTATGTTATATGCAGTCCATAGTTAGACTGAGAGCCACCGGGCTGGCCGGGGCGGTTCCATCCAAATGCAAGAGTCCCCCAGCCTGAAAGCCCAATCAACTCTGACCACTGAGTCGCTACAGTAAAATTCCAGACTGGGTCGCATGGTTCAAAGACACAGGGAAACGGATTGCCCTGCTGATACCAGTTTACCTGCTGGGGCCACTGCCTCTTTGGTGTATTGAACTCTAGGCTCATGTACTGTTTGAGAGGGATTAAATCCGTCTTGTCTGTCGGCGAATTTATTATCAATCCGTTCTCGTACCTCTTTGGGTAGGAGTATGTAAACGGAGAGTAGCTTCCGTAGAAAGGTGGCAGGTTCTGCAGCCTTAGGCCGACGTACTGCGAATCGACCAGCAACCCGCTTAGGTGCGTCCGCCAAGGTGCCGGATTGATTGGTGCATATCTCAAAGGCTCCTTTGCCGTGTAGCAGTAGTGCCCATCATTCAGGTGCTGGTAGTCTCCTCTTGCCCACACCTCCTGCCAAGTTCCCGGGACGTAATACTCTTGAAAGGACCACCACGGAACCCGCGGATAGTCCTTGGAAGTAGAGAACGAGTCTTCAAGACGTCGCTGGCAAAGCTTGTCCTCTGGTATCGGATACTGCAGAGCAAACTCTGCTGGGTCGTAGTATCCACACCAACCGCAAGGCCCGGCTGTCTCGCCAACAGTCGGCGTATCCGGAGAGCACTTACAGCAACCAGCGACCCCAAACCTCCCGAGACCCATTTATCATTACCTATGAAATCTGGAGAAGTCCGTAGCTGACATCTGTATCAAACTTGTAGGTCTGACCTGCAGCAATGGTCACGCTGTAACCGTAATCCACGTACCCAATCAGCGGGTCTGCCGGAGAAGTTGGCGTGTCATTGAATACGATGGCATAGCGGAAAGTGAACCCTCCGCCGCTGCCTGTCCATTCCGGGTCGTTGGTGATTAGATAGTAGACCCCCGATGTCTGAGCAGAAGTCGAAACGGTTAGGCTCTGCCCTCCGGCCGTGTAGCCTCCAGATGTAGACAGCTCTGTGATATCGGCTTTAACCGTGTTCGTTGAAACATTCGGAGCCGTGTTGCTCAAAATTACCTTGAGGCTGTCCGAGCCTAGGTTATGGACCTTCTCTGCGAGGTTTTCCGGGAAGCAGTAGAACTTTGTAAGCTTTGGCATTTTATCATTCCTCGATTCTTGTTTGTTATATTCCGCCGAAACCGCCACCGCCGGTCCCGCCTGTAGGGGTAGTCGGCTGAATAAACCCGGCGTACAACCCAACCTCCATTGGCTCGATTGTAGTGAAACTAATTAGGTCCGAAAGGCTTCCTCCCTCGGCACTCATTCCGAGAGGCTGGCTAGTGCTTCCGTCGTCAGTACAGTCCTCGGCGATTACAATCCAAACCGAATTCACCAAGCCGGCAACTCCGTACCGGTCGCCGTTCTTGCAGGCAGGGAATCGGGCCCAGTTGTAAATGACTGAAGTTGATGCAGTTGTCGTGAGCTGTCCCGCGGAGTCTGTCTCTACAATGTCGCAGGTGGCCTTGCCCATAGTCGCCCCGGCCCGCCCCGGTATCCCGCCGGAAGGAGCCTTGAACATCAGGAGCCCGCCCTTCTGTATGTCCTGACGAAATACGCCAACCTGCAGAGAATCCTTCTCGTGCAGGCCGATGCAGACGTATCCGCCGTTGCTGTTTTTTTCCATTACCCAGTCACCGGGCTTCGGCCGGCATCTGTCGCCCTCAGCAATGGTTCCGGTGTATCGGACAATCAAGTCCTCTCCCATCGTCAGCAAGCCGGCGGTTCCGGCAGACTTCCCGGTCCCTGCATATGCGTTGTCGGTTCCGGTTGGCTTGGCCACGGTAAAGCCCATTCGGTAGTCGCCTGTCCCGGCAGTTACCGCAACGACAGAAAAGGCAGGAACCTCCTCTGAGCATTTGAATCTTTTGCGTACTAAGTTTTTCTGAGACACTATCTAGCCTTAATGATGCTATTCCTGACGATGTCGGCTCTGGTTTTAACCCAGAGCATGACCGCATCCTGCCTGTCTATTTTTGCCCGTGCAATCTTGTCCTCGAAAATCGCGGTTCGCCTCATGTACCCGAGAGAGCCGCGGCGGGAGCGGTCAGTGTTCCGTCCGATGGTCGTTGTAGCACCGCCAGCGTCGATTGTCCAGCTAATTTCGCGAAGTGCTCCGTCGATAGGCTCGAAGACCAATCCGATATAAGTAGCCACCTCAGATTCGAGACGTTCAAACATCTCAGATATCTCTTCCCCGTACCGATTGATAATCTCGTCTATTTCATCTTCGTTGTCTGCGCCTGTTACGGAGTACCAAGGGTCGGCCTCTTGGACGTTTATCGTCATGTACTTGGCAGCACTCCCGGCTTTCTCCTTCTTCTCTTTCACGAATCTTACCGGGACCGCGGTCTTGATGTCTTTGATATAGCAGCCTGCCCTTAAATACAAAACAGCAGAGATTGGTTTGCCGTCGTCTCCAAGAGAATAGACGGGCCTATCAAACACAACAATCCCTCTTTCGGTGTCCATGTTCATGCCGAAAGCAACAACTACTTTCCTCTGCTCCTCTTTTCCCGGAGAGGGTGAATCTACGTTATCGAAATCAATCTTCTCTGAATCAAGCAGAGACGGGCCTCCGAAATCTCCGTCTCTTTCGTATCGCCCAAAAGCAAAAGCCCTTTTTGGGATTTTCGCCTTTCTCTCTACATCAAGCTCCATATCAGGGAGGATGTCAGATAATGGTAAAAACTGTTCGACGTACTTTATCTCGCCGTAGTCTTTCTCGAACTTCTTCAGGGCTTTATTAGGAGACGAGTTGTTCATCCCGAGCTCGGGGAGTTTGATTCTCCACCACTTGAAGCATGTCTTCCTGACGAGTGCGTTGATTGTGTACTTAAGGTCCTCCGGAGATTCGACGAGGTCTTCGATATCGCTCTCTACCTCTGGAGCGTCTGCGAAGTCATACATATCTGGCGTGAACCAAGAGCACTCCTCAAGAGGCTTGACGATTCCGTCTGTATCCTCTCCGACAGCCTCAAGCTCGAAGTCTACAGAAAACAGAATCGGGTTAGTTACCAGCCGTATAAACTCCGGCCGCTCTTGAGGGTCGAGCTCAAGCCCCTCTGACTCAATTAGCTGAATTGCATTTGCGGGAAGCTTTTTCCCCGCACCGGCTTTCACGAGGTTAGCACCACCATTCCAGCTCGGTGCCAGTCGAAAGTCGAACTGCTCAATAAGTTGATGCAGTGCTTGGGCCGCATTCTCGTTGTCCCAAGCTACAGGAGGATAGATGTTGTCCGGGACGTCGTTTACGTTCTGCTTCTTGTCCTCTACGCCCATCGCATCTAGGCATATCTTGCAAAGCTCTTTGAGACTTCTCTTCGAGTTGCCTAGGACATCATTATCATTCTTCTTTGCACCTTCCAGAACCAGCGGGGACCCGTCAGCGTCTCTTAGGTTGTAAGCCCCGGTGATGGTCGTGTAAGCCCAAGTCCACCTGTAGTCCTTCAGCGTCAGCTGGATGGTTCCGCCGCCGGAATTAAAGCTGAAGCTGGCTGCATCGCACAGGACATTCTTCATCTTTCTTTTTTTCCCGCCGTAGCTGAGCTCTAGCGTCCCGGTGTCTTTTATCTTGCTCGTGTCTTGAGGAAGAATAGTAAGACTCATGACACCCGGCTGAACACCGTGCCCCATGCTATAAGAGAATGACTCTATAGATTCGATTCCGGGATACTCTACTACAGCTTCGAGCATTATGTAGGCGTCCAAGTCTTATTGATTGGTGCCTGCCATTCAACGTCTTCTGGCCGGCATCGAGAGAACACAATCCCACCTGAATACGTCACCACACCATGAGGCTCAAGAAGGGCCGCTCCAGAGTTTACCGTCAGACTGGAAACCGTCTTCGGCCGAAGGTCTCCAGAGAAGTTCGCCTTGCCGCCGTTTGCGACTACAAGTGTCGAAAGTGTCCCGGTCGTGTTGTAAATCAGCTCTCCTCCGTTCACGGTCGCAGTCGTTGTCGTGCCGGCGTTCCTGATATGAGTCCCACCGTTCAGGGTAAGAGTGGTAATGTTAGAGCGTGTCTCCGCTTCTCCGCCGGTTTGCGTAACAGTCGTCAGGGTCGCCCCGGTGCCGCACAGGACGTCAGAGTCACTGTCGACCGAGTCTATGTATCCAATGCGAAGAGTTGAAATCGTCGCGGCAGAGCCGGCAGAGTTTGCAAGGCCAACACTACCCCGGCTTACATTCACCTCGTTTGAAGCATGAGTCCCGAGAAACTCAAAGGCCATCTCGCCATCTTCTTGAGGCGAGCTCGTCTTCAGCACAGTCACAGTACATCGGCCGGTTCCGGCGTTCAGCTTGATTCGCCCCGAGCCGGCAGAGCTTCCCTGCCCAACGGTAACCAGAGTAGTCGCAGCGTCACCGGAGTTGCAGTACTTCAGGAAGCGGTCGCGGTATTCGTAGTACCCATTTTCGTTGTACACAGGAAGCCCTACGTTGCCCGTAAACGAGCTATCGAAAATAACCTCAGCAGGGGTCACCCCGTTATTATCAAGCCCGTACAAGCAGTCTACGGAGCTGTCAGCGAAGATTACGGTGTCGGTGTCGACCGGGAGCGTAGCTCCAGACCAGTTCCCGGCCACGTTCGCGAAGTTTGGCCCGGTACAGGCTGTCGTCGCAGTCCCGGAGGAGCTTGTCGCCCCGTCAATCCTCTGAGCATCCGCTGCTCCGCCGCCGGCCTCAGTGCTCGACACCGTGCACGTAAATGGGACCCCGGCCTCGTCTGCTGTTCCTACTAGGTAATTTCCAGAGCGGGACCAAGTAATCTCCGCGAACTCCCCGTCGTCAGCAGCGTTAAGTGCGGAAACAATCGTATCTAAAAGTGTTGTAATGGTTGCGGAACCGGTAGTAACCGAAACTGCCTTGCTCCCGATTGTTATGTTTACGATGTCGTCCGCTTCCCACGTCGCACCGAACAGCCACTGGGTCACCTGTGCAACGGGTCGCACTGCACCAATCCAAACTCGTGTCGCCATTATCGCACCATAATAAAATTGTAGGACCAGTTAATCGGAAAGTTACGCTTTCCCTCTTTCGTGTCTTCTTGCGGACTCTGCCTTGAAACAGTATGGCTTTCCGGCATCAGATACTGCGGATACAAAGGCGGTTCCGGGTTCGGGTAATACTTGTAGCCGAGTGCATTGCCCGATTGGCTTATCGTAATAGGAGAAGCCCGGGAAACTTGCTGCAGAATCGGCGGTCCATACCTCGGGGTCCTTACAACGAACTGAGGACCACCAGTTCCCGAAATGGAAATCTGCTGGCTGAAGGAAATCGTGTTTCCCTTGTCTCCGCCGTTGTTGCTTTCGCTGGCGTCCTTCTTGGCCTCCAGTATAATCTCATAGGTCCGGAAGTTTACATACTCCGCCCCATCTCCCTGTGGGTAGCCGAAAGACGTGACCTTTACCCCACTGGCCGTTTCGGAAGAGATGATACTGTGAGCAGTTGTCCCGAGAGCATCCGTGAGCAGATACGCATTCTGGTTTGTTGATGAATACGCCCGCTCCAGCTCGGTCAGCTTGGTGGTTAAATCAGATACATCAGTCCCGTGTATCTTTCCTGATATCCTCCACACCTCGTCGTAGCCGGTCATTGAACCAGACTTGCTGAAGCGCGGAGTCTTCTGGATTACGACGGACGCCTCGTCGAGAGCGTGAGTATAGCTTCCATATTTCAGATACATTATTGCTGTGCCTCCCTCTCCCTTTCAAGCCTTTGCAGTTCTTCTTGGATGAGCTCTTGAATTTTCTTGTCTGTGAACGAGTCGATAATCAATGCGTCCCTTCTCTTGAGTGCATCTTCTATTGCGGGTCGAAGCTTTTCTATGTATTCGTTTATCTGCTCTTCTTGAGCTGTCTTAAGGTCAACGGTGATGGCCTGCTCTATGATTAGCGGGTCGAATGATAAATTCACGCCTTCGGCAGCGTTCTTCTTGTCCTTAACTGCCGCCTCTCTCCTCTGGATTGTCTGGTCAATCACACCACCGTCACCGGGCGTTGAGTCATACTTATCACGAAGCAGCCTTCCGCGAGCATCTCGCATCCGATTCATAGAGTCTTCGTTGGACGGGTCAATCAACCCGGACTGCTGTATTAAGTCCAAGTCGCGAGTGGTCATCCCATCTGTGTCGCCAGTACGGAATCTTTCGTAAAGGCCGATAGCCTTCTTGCCCTTCGACCGGGACATGCCTCCGAGCCCTGACTCCATCGAGTCGAACCTAGCATTGGCCTTGTCGAGTTTTTGGTTCGCCTTGTCCAGCCATTTCAGGTTGGCTTCGTGGAACTTCTCTGCATCTTTTAAGATTTTTTCTTGTGCTCTCGCCTCTTTATCCAGAGCTCTCTGCTTCTTCTCAATCTCCAGCTCCATCTTCTTTATTAGCTGGTCCTCGGCCTCGATGAGCATCTTCTGCCCGTTGGCTCTCGTCTCAGTATCTGCAGACCTGCTCGCAGAGTCTCCGGCCCTAAAGGCTTGATTGTAAGCCGTGTCGGCGTTTGCGATTCTTCTGTCTAAGTCTCTTCCAGATACATCGACCTGCCGGAAAACGCCCCTCGCAACGCCGTCTGCGTTTAGCTTCATCCGGGATGATAATCTTTCGCGGACTCCCTGATTGTTATCCTCGTTTTCCCTTCTCAGGTTAATCTGGCCGTAGTCCAACTCTTGGTTGTAGCTTCGGTTGCTCTTGAAGTCACGACGCATCCGCGTGGCGACTTCCAAGTCCTCGGTTTTTTGCCCGGACTTGAACATCTCCGTTCTGGCATTCCAAGCACCCATCGAAGCTGAAGTAAGGGTCTCTCCCGTGCGGAGATAGTTAAAGCTTTCTCCGAGAGCGAATCCGGCACCAACCGCTCCGGCAAATTTAGTCAACGCCCAAGGAGTTGCCCTAGCAGCAAAAAAGCCCTTCCCTGCGGGGCCTGCAACTGGAGGAGCACCCCCTGCTGGAGTGCAGCCACCACCGGGACAACTCTTTGCGGCGCACGCTGCCGCGGCCGCGGTGGCGTTCTGTGCTTGAGCTTTTGTGTTTGCAGCCGTTGCCGCAGTGTCCAGAGCCCGAGACGCTGCAATCGTCTTGATTAGCGAATTGATGCCTTTGTAGACACCGAACACTCCGCTGATTGCTTGGCCCACAGATTTAATTGCTGCAAACCACTGCAACCAAGCCTTGACGTTTTTGTCGTCTACGTGCATCACGGAAGCGTAAGCGAGAGCGGCGGACTCTGCCAGAGAAATAAGCCCGGTCAGCGTCTGCTTGGCTGCATTTATAAACTTCTCTCGCTCCTTCTCGGATTTCTTGTAAGCACGGGCCTCTGCTTGAGCCCTCTTCTCCTGCTCCCTCTCGTATATAGCCGTTTCTTTTTCCCAGATGTTTCTGCTTTGCTGGAGCCGAGCCTTCGAGTCGTCAAACCCAGCCTTTGCAGTGCCGAGTGCTGACTCGGTCAACCTTTTCTGCGAGGTAAGTGCAGCTCCCCGAGCGTCTATCGCAGCAGTACTTTTTCCCGACGCTACAGCAGCGGCCCGGTCGCTCCGTAGTTTTTGTAGCTCCTTCTCTTTCTCTACCAGTGCGGTTTGTAGCCTAAGGACTTCAGATGCAGAGCTCTTGACGTCTCCGAGTGTCCGGTGCATCTGCCCGAGAGAGTCGTTGACTTTCTGCGAGGTAGACTTTGTCTCCGGGCCCTCGGTCAAGTTCAGGATTAAGTTTAAGTTCTTATCCAACTGTCCTAACTCCGGCCGAAACTTGTCTCGCAAGCTTTAGCGTTTTATCCGCCTCTACAATAGAATCTACCAGTGCAAGACGTTCAGCCAGCACAGAGCTATTTCTTTGTTCTTCAGTTAGACACGCACCGGAGGTGGCCTTTACCTTGCGGTAAAGATTATAGATTTCACGCCCGTGTTTCGACAGCTCAAATTCGTGAGCACGGTCCGGGCTCTTCTTTGGGCATGACCAGCACGGAGGGGGCCCGGCCCTTTTGACCTTTTTCCCCAGCCTGTAGACAGGGCCCTCTCCCTTGTCGCCGTAGACGTATTGAGAGCATTCCGAACACGGCCTAAGTGCTAGTTCTGGGTTCTCCAGAAGAAGACTCAGACCGTTTACGAGTTTTTTCTTCGAGACTCCTCGACTTCGTCGTTGAGGTTCGAGCCTGCAAGTGCACTGACGATTTCAGTACGGTCCGTCTCAATCTTCTCTTCAAGTGACACTGAAGGCTTCGTGTCGCTCCCGCGGGAGCCGAAGATAATAATCGCCTGAAGCTCGTTGAATACATGAAACTTCAGCCGAAGGATATTCTTTGCTGTAATCTGTACAGCAGAGCCATCCGCCTTGGTGAAGCTCCAGCTCTTAATCAGACGCTCCAGCTCCATCGCTGAAACTCGGTCTTGCTGTGCACGGTCCTTGCACTTGTCAATCTTGTCGATGAACTGGCTCCGCTCCTCCACGAGCAACGGGGAGAATGTGAACTCGACGGCCTCATGCAGACCGTCGACCCCAGCCAGATAACCCTCTTCGACACCTTCAATAAAAGCACTAGCCACTTCTCACCTCACTAAAACTAAAAACTAAGGGGTACTGTCGTTCGCGAAGGATACTTCCATCGTGGACGATTTCTTGTAAGCCGTGAACTGCACCGGCATCATAATCTCAGAGCCTCGGCCACCGTTCACTGGTGTTTGGTTGTCGGCCTTCAGGTTGCCGAATGTCGCGGTAAACGAAACGGTCCCGTTGGTCACCGTGAGCGTAGCACCGTCGATTCCCTCTTCTGCTAAGTTATTGAAATCTTCGAACACATTAACACTGTACGGGAACCCAAGCTGTAGCTGGACTGAACGGTCTCCGGCCGGGAGACGCCGGCGATAGAGAGAATTCATCTGCCGGCTCGTGTCGATGCCGTGGTCGATGGTGATTTCGAAGGAGTTGATTTCGTAAGTATCACCACCATAGGCAAACACGGCCTCGGAAAACACATAAGGCTCTTTGTTGTCAATGGTCAAAGTTGGGAAGGCACTTGCCGTGACAAACTCCTGCTTTCCGATAATCCCCAGCTGTGTCCGTATCAATCCGCCTTGCTGACCGCCGATGGAGAATTGCCCAATCTTGCATCCGGGGTACATGAATCGCTGTGCACTGCGGTCGACGATGATTGCAATAGTTGGAACCAGTTCCGTCAGGGCGAATGGAGTAGATGCGGTTCCCGTGACCCAGTAAAGGAGCTTGTCTAGCTCCAAAGGCGTAGGGGTCATTTCAATCGAGCCCTGCACGATAGTTGCAGCCTTGCGGACCCGCTCGCAGTTTCTGGAGCGAGTACCACGGATTCCTCCGTTGTACTGCATCGGCTCCTGCTTTGAAATGCTTTCACTCAAAAACTCAAACTGAGTTGCTGAGGCGAAGTCTCCGACAGCCACAGTCCCGTCGTACCCGAGATTGTCTGTCACCTCGTTCGCCCCGCCAGTGCCCTCATAAATCATGGCGAGCTTGCCGAGCGTACTGATTGCTACATCGCCGTATACTTCTGCCATTAGAATCCTCGCGCTTGGCGAGCCTCGCACCTAATTGTGAGTGAGCACTGAAATTGATTGTTCCAAACCGCGGTTGGACTTAGAACCGGGCCGGGCTCTACATTGGTTTTATGTACTTGAATGCCGGTTAGCTGTAGCTGCTGGTCTCCTCTAAAAGCTGCGGACAACCTCTCTCGCCAGAGCAGAAACTTATTAAGGTTCGTCTCTGATAAGTCTTGGTTGTTCTTGGCTAAGATAGAAACCAGAACAGGGTAGCCAACGTCGTCTCGGCGGTTGGTGCCTCCCCTGAGCTGCTCGGTTCCCATCGGGGATACCATAATCACAGGATAGGCGTAGGTCGAGTCGTCGTTTCCGCGTTCAGTCGGTATTTTACGGATTAAGACGTTAGCTCCAACCTCATCCAGATTTACCGCAATTATACGGCTTTGTACTGCTTCCAGAATCTGGTAGTGAGTTGACTCGTCCGTCTCGGTGATATTGAAGTATACGACCGGGGAGCGGACGCCGGACATCTCCGTATACCCGAAGTAATGGCCCCTGCCAAAGTCTAAAACTACCGAGCTGTTCCCGAGTATCGAGTCTGTCTGAGTCCAGCGTTCTCCTCTCCCGAAACCGCCAGAGAATGGGTGCACGTAGACATCCGTGACGTCAAAAGCTCCAACCCCGGAGACTGTTACGGTCACTCCGGTCCCGTCTTTGTTGTCAGTCCAAGAAACAGCCATTACATCTCCCCGTACTTCAGAAGGACGTAAGAGTAAATGGTCTCCATTATTTTGTCTATCGTGTCATCTCGCAGATACATAAACTCCCGGGGAGGAATGTTTCCCGTGCCGAAGTTCTGGTACTCAGCGTACGGCAAGTCGCAAGAGGCGACCATGTATCTATCTGAAATGGTGTAGTTTCCTTGGTCAGTCATCGACTGAAGCAGGGCACCAGTATCCACAAGCAGGTCGTGCTCGCCCATCGAAGCAACTGTAGAGGGGGCATGCTCTGGCCACGGCTCGCCTTCCGAGTCTACTGCTGACTGGAATATCTGCCAGAAGTTCTCTTCAATATGGTCCTTGCAAAGCTCGAACGCCTCCTTGAAATCGCCCTTAGCCACGAATGCTTCTAGGGCGTCGACAATCATCTTTCCTTGCAGGAAGTCGTACTTGTCGGCCATTGCTACCTCATCCTCGAACAGTTCAGCGTATGCCGAACTCCCATGAGAGACGTGGTGATTCCGTCCACAATCCAAGCCTCCCCGGAGTCGCCTGCACTAGCTGGAATGGTGAGCTTGTCGCCAATCTTCGGCCCGTCAATCCCCACCGTGTTGAGGTGCTTCTGCCACACCGAAAAGTTCCTTCGGTTGTTGATTGCAAACGAAGCCGGCTCTTTCGTCTCGTCTTTCGATAGAGGGCGGACCTCGATGTCACCGATATCCGCACCGGCACCGTAAACTCCAGCACCGGTTCTCTTGTAGTACAAGCCAGTAGTCTTACACTCCCGCGGGAGCATGCCCGGGATTCTGGAAAGCTGTGTAATGTCCATCAGAACACGTACTCCTTAATGGCACCCATCAAGCTCTCGATAGTTGCGAAATCTCCGGGGCTCTCTGCTCGCAGTGAGTATGAGTAGTACTCGAATGACTCGCTGTTGATTGGAGAGCCGGCTGTAGGGGCAATCCGAATAATCTGCCGGGCAAGCAGGTTGTTGAGCAGCTTTATATTTGAAGGGACCTGAAATGTAACCCCGTCGTATCCGGCTGTGTAGGTAATCTTGATGTTACCTAGGCCGGGCTCCGAGTATCCAACCAAGTCACTTCCAGTTCTAACCCTACTGCGGCCCCAGACTCCATTGATTCGGCGAACCATCCCGGTCATTGAAATGCCGGGCTTGGTGAGGTCGAGAACGTAATCCACTCCACTTGTCAGGAGAGTGCTCGCACCGAATCCAGAAGCCGCTCCAAAGTACCCGGTGTCATCGTAGTAAAGACTAGAGATTGACGTCACCGGGCGACTTCGTAGCACTAAAGAAGCTCTTCCGCACCCGCTGTAATACTCAGTAATCGTCTGAGACGTAAACAGCATGGAGGTAGCGTTCTGCTCAATAATCGCCGTAGCGTTATCGAGAGCTGCTGCAATCAAAGCATCATCGACCGATGTCGTAATCTGCATCAACTGCTTGTATTCAGCAACCGTAGAAATCGCCACTTAGTTCCCCTTGGAGCTGACAAAGACTCGGCCTTCTCGCTCTGAGAGGGCAGACTTGAGAGCAGACTTGTATCGCTCTGGAATCTCCATCCCGAGTTCGTGCCGAGCCAGATAGAAAGCCTGATTAACAGGGTGCTCCGGCTTCTTGTTCGGAGCATAGCTGTAAGGGTCGCCTTGGCTTTCGTACCAGATGGGCTCCCCGTTTTCACCGTAAGATGGCTGGTCGGTCACAGGGTCGTGAGCGTGAATCCAAATTTGAATCTTCCGATTCTTTGGCTCAGACCAAACCTTACCACCCTCTTTAATTCGCCGAGACTCCTCGACAAAAACTTTCGCGGCCGAGAAAGCCCGTGCCGCGATTGTTTCTGTTTCGTAGCTTGTGTTTGAGGCGAGCATCATAGAAAACAAACTAAGAGCAACCGGCTCCAGCTCGCTTACGTTAGATACTTCATCGCCTTGAACTTGATTCTTTAAGCCTGCCATGTCGACCTCGCACTTCACACTGTACAGGGCCGGCACTCACCGGCCCCCATACAATGCTTTTTACGAAATCTACGCAGTGTCGAACAAGCCCAAAGCAACCAAGGCCGCAACAACGTCTGAAGTCGCTGACCAGTTATTGAAGCTGGCCTTCGCACACTGGACACGCGGAGTCTTGCCAAAGAAGCCGAGCTTCTGAGCTGCGGCCGTCCCGATTTGAGTTCCAGTCGTTGTCCCGGCGGCGATGTTGTAGCCGTCACCGAGAGTGAGGGCGGTTGCCGACACGGTCAGGACTGCCGAGCCGCTCGCTGTACTTACATACTGAAGACTGCCCGCACTCCAATCGGTGCGAACCGAGAAAACATATCCAGCAGACATATAAAAACCTTTCTATAAAACGAAACAGGGCAAGACGTTTCCGCCCAACCCTGCCTCGCGTGAAGTGGTACTGTTGTCGACTACAGAGGGCTGGCTGGGATGGCTCGTGGGAAGTAGCTATCGGTAAGGATAGCCAAGGCACTCACCAGAACCGCGTTGTCCACGTTGTCGCCTTCGATGGTCGCACTAATCGAGTTGAACCCGCCGTTGACGTCGAGGTCGTCAGACTTGACTTCAATCAGCAAGTGCAAAGCATTCGTGTTGACGTCAGCTACAACCCGGGTCGCACCGGATGGCACAGAGGCACCGAAGGAGATGAAGTCATCAGCGGTTCCGCTTCCGACATTCACTTCCGTCCAAGTACCCTGAGCGGTCATGGTTCCGGTCTTGTACCAGCAGCGGGAAACTGCCAGTGCCTTCGAGCCGGTGCCGGCTGTATCGGTTGCTTGCTTGAGCTCAACACCCAAGTCGTCAACGTCTTCGCTGCCACCCTTAATCAGGTAGACATACGCACGGTCATAATTCTTCAAAGACACCCAGTCCATCGACACGTCCGAGTTCGCATCGGACTGCCAGACCAGCGGATGGATGTCATTGCCTGCTTCAAAAAAACTTCCGGGTAACATTCTTTTTCCTCTCTGGAATTGTGTATCAAAACCCTTATCAGGGATTTAGTTAGCGAGTTTCGAGACAGACGAAGCTGGACTGAGTTGCACTGCCCTTATAAGGGGTCATTGCAGTGTCATCCCAAGGACGAGCGTCGAGACGCATCGTAAATTTCAAGGCGGTCTGGTCGGTCAAGAACTCGACGTGAGTCGAAGCCATCTGCGAGACGCCACCCTTTGCAATCGACAGAATCTGGCTGAAGTCGGCAAGAACCAAGTCACCCACGGTTCCGACAGCTGCATTGAATTCCGTTTCAACGCGAGGTGCAGTCTTCAGCATCTGAGGAGCAACGCCAGCCAGACCAGTGTTCGGCCGGTAGAGTGCGATACCTGCAGTGCCAATCGACTGAGACAGGCTGTCGAGCTGAGGACCGCAGTCTTGGTTGTGGAACCAGCTGTATCCGTCAGCAGCAGCGTATCGACGAGCCCACATCTTGTCGATGTTTGCTGCGTTGATAGTCGTAGCAGCTTGGCCCGATTCCTTGGTGACAGTCACCAGCGAGCCGGAGTTGAGCAAGCCGAGAGGCTGGCCTACACCAGTGCCGTTAAACAGTGCGTCGCCAATCATGAAATTGAATTCTTCAGCAGCACACTTTTCGACATAGCTCTGGACAGCAGAGCCGCCGTCTTGGATGAGCTCTTCGGTGA